ACCACAGAGGCGGGACGCAAAGAAGCCGCCGCAGCCCGTGAAACGGCGCAGGCTGAAGCTCAGGCGGCAGCATCCAAAGAACAGTTTATCGGTCGGCTGCGGGAACAAGTCGAAACGATGAATCTCAGCACCCGTGAACTGCTGGAATACAAAGCCGCGCAACTGGGTATTTCGGATGAAGCAGCCCCGCTTATCCAGAAGCTGTCAGAACAAAACAGCACGATGAAATACGGGACCCTCAGTGCCGGTCAGTATGCTCAGGCCATGAAATACCTTCCAATGCAGATGACCGACGTCGTCACTTCCCTGGCATCGGGTATGCCGCTCTGGCTGGTCGCTATCCAGCAAGGCGGGCAAATCAAAGATTCCTTCGGTGGACTGGGCAATATTTTTGAAATTATTGCCAATAAATTTCGTGGCGTCTCGTCCACGGCAGAAGATGCCGGTGACTCTCTGGCCGATACGGCGGGTGATGCGGCAGACAGTGCTGAGCAATTTCGTGGATTGTTCGGGGGAGCCACACTTGCCCGTGTCGGGCTGGTTGGGGTAATAGGCGTTATCGCTGCGGTTGGTTATGCCATTTACAGCGCGTCTGACGCGCAGGACAAATTTAACGCCTCTATCGCAAAAAGTGGCAACTTTGCCGGGACAACTGCCGGTCAGCTTGAAGATATGACTGCCAGTATTGGCGGCATGAAGAGCAATTACGGTGATGTCCGTGACATTCTGAATGGCCTGGTCAGCAGCGGCAAGTTTACCAGTGAGACACTGAACTCAGTGGCACAAGCCGCCAGTCTGATGGCGGAATTAAGCGGTCAGTCAGCCGACCAGGTGGTCTCTCAGTTCACCAAAATGACCGACGGCGTCGCTTCCTGGTCAGCCAGTACCAACCAGCAATATCATTACCTTGATTTGGCAACCTATCAGCGTATCCAGGGACTTGAAGACCAGGGGCGTAAAGAAGAAGCCATTGAAGTCGCATCTCAGGCACTGAAAAAAGCCACTGAACAGCGCTTAAAGGAGATGGAAATCCAGCTTAACTGGGTGGCAAGAGCCTGGGGGAATGTCAAAGATTCGGCGGTAAACACATGGGAGTCGTTTAAAAGTAAAGCCGGTGACAGCCTCGGGTTAAGTTCACCAGATGAGGAGAGCACCAAGAAAATTTTGGATTTACGACAAAGAATAGCCAATGCCGGAAGCGATACCTATGTGGCTACGCAATCTCGTGAATACCAAGAATCTGTGAAGCAACTCAAAGCGGAGTTGGCTGCACTTGAAGAAAAACAAGCCGCTGAAGAAAAAGCAACGGCTGCTACCGCTAAACGCAAGCAGCAAGATGCCGAGACTATAGAGGCCGCTGAGAAGCTGCGTAAAACATGGAAAGAAAACCGCACCGAGATAGAGAAAGAAGCTGACGCGATAGAGGATACGCGCAAAACCTACGAAAAAATGTGGGCCAGTGCCAGCGGTCGGGAAACCCTTCAGGATCGGGGTGTCACCTCGACAGACGGTAAAAACTTCTCTGGTGGCCAGTGGGATATCGACATCAAAAAACTCGATAGCGCCGGTCAAAAAACAGAGCAGTACAACAGACAGCTGCAGCAGACGCTGAATCAGAAAAAATCCATCACCGAACTGGACCGGGTTGAGGCGGATATCCGTGATGGTGCGCTTTCTGATTCCACCCGGGAAGAGCAGGAAAAAGCCCGAGCGACGGCCAGAAAAATTGATGCCGCTGACGCCGCCCGCAAAGCCTCACAGGAAGGTGCCCGGGCGACCAAACAGGAAGCAGAAGAAAACCAGCGATTTGTCGAGCAGCTCCAGAAACTGGCAGATAAGCATGTTGAGGGTACAGCAGCTATCCGGGCTCAGGAAATTGCCACCCGTAACCTGACAGAGGAGCAACGTCGCCAGGCAGAAGCGGCGAACGCGGTTATCAATGCCCAGGAGTTTAAAGGGCAGAATCTGCAGCTGCAGCTGGAATACTTACGCGACACCGGCGATACCGCTGGCGCATCCCTGCTTGAAGTACGTAATAAGTTCGCCGATCTCCAGCGAGAATTTCAAGCCAGCGGCAATACCGAGGGTCTGAGCTGGATTGACAAACTTCTTCCGGTCGCGGAAACCAAAATTCGTGTTGATGAACTGAAAAAACAGCTGGATGACCTGTTTACCTACCAGTCCCAGCAGGAAACCAGTATTCAGGCACAGGTTCAGGGTGGCCTTCTCTCCGAGATGCAGGGGCGGCAGCGTCTCGTTGACCTCCATCAGGAAGTCGGCGACAAGATTAAAGGCTATCTGCCTCAGTTAAAAGAACTGGCCACGGCCCCCGGTGAAGCCGGTGACAAAATCCGCGAGATGATCCGCCAGCTTGAAGGCGAGCTGGGCAAGCTGAATCAGGCTGGTAATCAGCTGACCCAGGCATTTCGTGACGGTCTGCAGAACGGTATCGAGAGTTCACTGATGGGGCTGGCCAAGGGCACCATGAACCTGGGCGATGCGGTCAGTAATCTGGCACTCAGTATCGTGAACAGCATGGCGCAAATTGCCGCGCAGCAGCTGGCGATGATGGCCACATCCAGTCTGATGGGCTCCTCCGGTGGATTTGGTGGTCTTATTGGTAGCGTCTTCGCAGCAGATGGCGGTCAGGTTCGTGGGCCGGGCAGCACCACTTCAGATTCGATTCCGGCGATGCTTTCCGATCAGGAGTTTGTAACCCGGGCGGCTGTTGTTCAGCAGCCCGGTGCGCTGGACTTCCTGCATACCTTTAACCGTCATGGGATGGCCGCTGTTGAGGGCTGGTTGCCTCGCGTTCGCCATGCTACTGGTGGGTTAGCGGGTATTCCTTCGCCTGCGTTCAATATGCCAGAAACCCTTTCTGAACCGGCACAGCGCCAGTCCGCGAGTGATGATGAGTCTGCGGGCATACCTTTTCAGCAGACACTGGTGCTCGATAGCGGTGAATTAATTACTTCCGGGCTTAAGTCACTGCGCGGAAAACGCGAGTTCTACACGTTTATCCAGGCTAACAGCACCACATTAAAACAGATGCTGGGGGTGAAATAGTGACAAACATCATCACCTGGCTGGCAGAGCCTAACTGGACAGACGGCGTCAAAGAAACCCTGGACTGGAAAACGGATGTTCTCCAGTCACCGACTGGGGCTGAACAGCGTATTTCTCGTCGCCTCTCGCCCCGTCGCACCTTTGAGTTCAGCATCCTGCTGGCAGACAATGACCGTCAGCGACTGGAAAATGCGATATTTCATGCGGGAGCTGCTCGCTGGGCTCTGCCGGTGTTCTCCGATATTTATGTGCTGCCTGCAGATATTGCAGCCGGTGCCCGTGTTATTGAGTTAGATACCGTTGGTCGCGATTTTTCAGTCGGTGGAACACTGTTACTGAAAGACGGGCTTACCATGAATTCCCGGTCATCATTAATTGACATTGAAAGCGTGACATCCGATGCGCTAACGCTGTCAGCACCGCTTTCAGAAGACTGGCCTGCCGGTGTGATTCTGTATCCGGCTCGTCGCGCCATACTGACCGATCCTCCCAGTTTCACCCGCTATAACTCGTCATTGTCTTCAGCACAGATCCGGTTTCGGGTGGATGAGCACAACGCATACAGCGATGACATTGGCACATTGCCGCGCTATCGCCAGCATCCGGTGCTGGAGATTGAATCCGACTGGAGTGAGTCTGTGACGGGTCAGTATCTGCGACTGTTACTGGAGCTGGACAACGGCTCAGGGCTGACGGCCAGAACAGATACGGCCCGTCGTCCCTTCGTCATGCAGTCTCATAACTGGATGCCCTTTGGCCGTGATGAGCAGGCCATGCTGCGCCGCCTGTTCTATTTTCTGCGTGGCCGTCAGAAGACGGTGTGGGTGGCCAGTCCGAACCACGACTTTTACGCGGTTAGCGGGATAAACGGCAATGTCATCGACGTTGAAAATGCCGGTTTTGTCGATTTCGGCATTGTTCCCGGGCGTCGTGATGTCCGTATTCTCGGTACTGACGGAACCTGTTTTTATCGCCGTATTGTTGCTGCCACCATTTTATCTGAAGCCGTTGAGCGCCTGCTGCTGGATGGTCCGGCTATTAACCTGCCGCTAAACGATATCGAGTCGCTTTCATTTATTACTTTATGCCGCCAGGAATCAGATTCGGTCTCGTGGCAGCACGTAACTGATGGTGACGGACTGGCCAAAGTAAGCACCACTTTCAGAGGAGTACGGGATGAGCTGGAATCAGTTTGAGTTTTCAACCGCTGATGGCCGTCCGGTCACGCTCTATGAGTTTGTCCGGGGTGATGAGCTGTTCTATCGCTACACGAATGCGGACAAAGATATTCACCTGAATGATGCCGTATGGGCAGCTCAGGCCATCAGTGACAGCGGTCTGAGCGTGGGCAGTGGCGATAACATGGATGTCACTGTGCCATCGGATAACCCTGTAGCCCGGTTGTTTCGCGGTGTATCCCCGTCCCGCGCAGTTCGTATCCGTATCTATCGCTGGCATGTCGATGACACCAGTGGGGAGTTCAGAACGGTATGGGTTGGCACAATTAAAGAAGCCAAACGTGAGGCGATTGACCGCACGCGGCTGGTCACAGCCAGTCTTGCCTCAACCTTTACCCGTGTCGGCCTGCGTCTGACGTATGGCCGTGCCTGTCCGTATGCGCTTTATGACCATAACTGCACCATTGATCCTGTCCGGTTTGGTGTATCCGGTCTGGTGATTGACAGCCTTGACGGTGCAGACATACAGGTCATGTCACTGCCCGAGTCGCTGGAAAATGGCTGGTTCACCGGCGGGTATATGGAATGGCAAACCGATGGCATTACCGAGCGACGCGGTCTGAAAGTGCAGGATGGCAGTGTGATTGGTGTCATTGGTGGTACATCGGGGCTGACTGCCGGGCTTGCCATTACGTTATTTCCGGGTTGCAACCGAACGATAAGCCAGTGTGCTGAGAAGTTCGATAACCATCTGAACTACGGTGGCCAGCCGCATATGCCCGGAAAATCCCCGTTCACCATCATAAAACTGTTTTAAGGAGCCTAACTTATGGAGCCGTTTTCATGGATGGTTGTCGCGAAGTATGTCGCCTTGCTGGCCGCGTCTTATTTTCTGAATGTCGCCCTGGCACCCAAAGCAAAAAACGCCTCGCCCGAGGCAGCAACAGAAGAAGACTGGGAGATGCCCCAGCCTAATGAAGGCGCTCCCCAGTGCGTATTTTTTGGCGACTGCTGGACGGAAGACTGGTTTGTACTGGCGTATGGCAACTATCGCTATGACGCGATTAAGAAATAAGGGGTTCACTATGCTGATCACAATGGAACATGTCCGGGCGGGCGGCGGTTGCGCCAGCGGACTGAGGACATTTTTTTCTCGCTATCAGCTCGACCTGAAAGCGTTTCTGGCCGATGGCGGGATAGATTCCGATACGCTGTTGGCGACCGGCGATGCTATCGCACTGAATATCGTTCGTCTGGCTGAAGAGCAGATATCCCCGGGCGAGGATAAATAGATGGGTGGAGGCGGTAAGGGTTCTAAATCCGTCACGGTCGGATATCGCTATTACTGGGATGTTCAGGCGGGGCTCGGTCGTGGTCCGGTCAATGAAATCGTTGCTATCACTGCAGACGATAAAAACGTGTTTGCAGGTACTCCCGGGGAAATCAGCGGCAGCACCTCGCTTTATATCGATAAGGCGGGATTGTTTGGCGGGGATGATACCGGCGGTGAAGGCGGCATTCAGGGAGCGCTTGAGGTAATGATGGGCGAACCGACTCAGGAGCCCACACCTGCTTTACGCCGTTTGCTGACCGGACTGGTTCCCGGCTTTCGAGGACTGGTGACTACACTGTTTAGCGGGCTGGTGAGCTGTTACAGCGCCAGCCCTAAGCCGTGGAAATACCGCGTTCGCCGTATCGATAAAGGATGGGACAAGGGTGTTGTCTGGTATCCGGAGAAAGCAAAAATTGTGCTGCGTAATGATGATGCCCAGCTCAATACCAGTTACCTGCTGAACGATAACTGGCCACCTGCCGATTCTGATACATCATTACCAGGTGCACCCACCCGTGACGAGCTTCGGGCTGAGGCGGTCGAGTCGATATCTGAAAACCTGCGAACCATTTATGCCATGAATGCCGCTCATATCCTTATAGAGTGCGGGACGAACCGTGATTGGGGGCGTGGACTCTCGCTCGAGGACGATTTTGACCTGGACAGTTACAAGGAAGCTG